TATACAAGCAATAGCAGATATGAAGGGAGAATCTGCATCTCTTAAATCAAATCCCTCAGTACCATATACAACAATTACTAACGCTACTACCATATCTGAATTAGAAGCATTGATTTAATGAAAAAATTTGAAGAGCATTCTGCTCAACATGATGGGTATAATTATTCCCGTGAAGAACCTTATTATATTGTTGCTCTCAATGATGATGGTATTGATGGTTTATTAGACTATATTAAAAATGTTCCAGAAGATGAATGGTGGGAGTGTAGTCAAGATTTTGAAGATAATGAGTATAGAAAATCAGATATTCATGTTCCAGTAAGGAACAGTTTCCCACATAAGGTGGGAATTAATATGTTTAATTATGTCAATGATAAAAATTATCAAATGGACATTAATACCTTTGAGTTTCAAATTCTTAGATATGGTGTTGGTGGTTCATTTTCTTGGCATTGTGATTATGGTCTTGCACCAAGCAAAGATGTATGGAGAAAATTGAGTATAAGTGTGCAACTTTCTGATCCAGAGGATTATGAAGGAGGAGATTTAATTCTTATAGATTATTTTAACAGAGAGTGTATTATCCCTAAGAGTAAGGGTGCTTCTGTTGTTTTTGATGCTAGATGCCCACACAAAGCATTTCCTATCACTAAAGGTCAAAGATATGTGTTAGTTGGGTGGGCTAGTGGACCTAAACTTAAGTAGGATTATGTGCGTTCTTTAAGAAGCGAGATTCAAATTGAGATGATTTAGTATAAGTAAGAGTTTCTCTCATATCCATTAAGAACATTGTTAGATATTCTTCTCTCATAACTTTTATATTTCTTTTCTTTTCATTCTTTCTAGTCTCTGCTAGAAAATTACTAATACCTATAACTAGAGGGTTAGATGAACCCAGACTTAAAGTAATTTGAGGGTTATCTGGGTCTGGTATGGTAAAATTGCTATCTACAACTTTACCTGCTGGTAGGATTAATCTATTTTGATTATCTCTTACCTCTTTAGTTTCGTAGAATGCTGTGTCATTTAACTCTTTACCATATTTTGTTTCACAATAATCATATAATACTTTACCAGTCATTGGCCATTCATCTCTAACATTAATAATATTCGCAACAGTTAATACAACCCAATCAAGAGTCGGATCCCCATAAAGTTCATCAGCAATATCTTGTGGTCTCTTACCTTCTCTAATATTATAAGAGTTTAAAAATGTAATTTCATTACTAACATCATCTCTAACCTTTGCTCTTAGAAACAAATTTTTAGCATAGATGTAATTCTTCCTATCAACTGAAGTTGTTAGGTTATTTTTATACCCAATATTAGGTAAATTTTGGAAGTAGTGTTTAGACATTAGTAACCGACCCCAGTTGTAACTGATTCTTGATCTTCTGCATAGATTGGATTTAATTCTGTAAATGATAGATCCATTTTCATATGAACTGGAGTACCATCACGGTATGTGGCATAAGTTCCACTTCCTGTGTAACTCATTGACATATTTTTTAGAGCACATGTCTTAAATCTATTAAGAAATGGATGTGCTTGTCCTCCTTTCATATATTTTATCCTGAATATATCAGGAGAATTTAGGAATCCCGTTGCATCCTTCCTCATTTTTGCTGCACTTGCTGTTTTTAAAACCTTTATTATCTTCATTACATGATTAGATTCATCTTTGTCTCTAGGAACAAAATCCCATCCAAAGTTGAAAGTTCTTACTGTAACACCACTGAAAACCATTTCAAGGTTTTGGTTGATGACTTGTCCACTAGCCCTTGATAGTAATCCACCTACAGTGACATTTGCTCCAAGAGCATTTGCAGCTCCTGCTGCAGCAACCATTTTTCCATAATTTATTATATTACCTGCTCTTGATCTTCCATCATCACTACTAGCACTTGCCATAAGATCTTTTCCTATTTCTATAGGAGATTTTAAAAGATCCATAGCAGTGTTTGAACTCATTGCTTCCCCAATTTTACTAAGACCCCAAGCAGCAAAATCATTCAATTTACTTTCACCCCAACTAGCTCCGTTCTGATCTTTTATACTTGATGGTACGGGTAGAATAATAACATGTGATGTTGGAGCATTTTGATACTTATCACTAGCTTGCTTAGTTAAACCTTTTAGTCCACCACCACCTGTTGTTTTGTAACCTTTGCTTTTATATGCCTTCTTCGGGTCGGCTATTGGTCCTGTATCTTCAAATCCTAGGAATTTTGTTTCTCCCATCAAATCAGACATTCCACCCGTACCACTCACATCTTTCAAAGACAAAACTTCAATCTGAAAATAATCAGTATGCTGATCTATCATATCCGTTGGATATCTTAGTAGTTTATCTCCAAAACTGGTAACTCTTGACACTATTTTATACGCTTTTTATATATTTAGCTTGAATTTGGCATATGACAGTGATCTAGCATGTTCTAGTTCAGCAACTGATAATTCATGAAATTCTCCTACTAATTCAGCCCATGTATAATTTCTCATTTTATTCCAATGATAGTTAAATCCCCTAAATCCCCATTGTTTTAACTCCATACATGCTATTAAAGGGAACTCATCATATCTTATATTAGGAGTCTTTGGTAGATATACGAAAGTATAGAACCCACCTTCCTCTGGTAGAATAACTCTACTATCTTGTAAAGCATCTAAAACTTCCAGCATCGTATCTTCAGGATCTTCTGTCCCGACAAAATTATCTACAATTGGTTGCAGTCTAGACACCTAGATTATCCTCCGTCATTACTTTAAATTCCATCATTCTATCTTTACACCAGTCTTCTGCTGCATCCCATTTTGCTTGGTTCTTAGCATATTCCATTACTTCTCTTACATATTTTCTATTTTTAGTCTTCTGAATTTTTGGTGCAACACATTGTCTTTTAGGTTTAATTTCAATAATATATTTCTTAGGTGCTCCTGATTTATCTTTAACTTTAACATAAAAGTCTGGAAAATATCTGTGCAATCTATTGTCAAGTGGAGATCTATATGGTATTATTACTTCTTCACTTCCCCATTCAATAATGTTATCATTCCTATCACAATAAGCCATAAAGACTTTTTCCCAAGAACTACGATAAATAATATTACGATAATCCCCTCTATACTTTTTTATATTAGAAGGTCTGTATCTTCCTGAACGAGCCATATGTCGTAAAGATTCCTTAAGGTATTTATTGTGCCAGTCTATCCTAGAGTAAAGAAAACTGAACAAATTCGTAGTTTATTCCAAAAGGTTGCTACTACAAACCATTATGAGGTATTCTTTAATGGGTTTGCTTCTATGCAAGAACTTAGGGGTTATATCAGTCAAAAAAATCCGAGAGTAAGTAACTTCTTTATTAGTAGAGATCTTGGATTGTTATGTAATAGTGCTGAATTACCTGCAACTTCTTTTGCTACAGCACAGATTGAAGGTAATAGAATGGGTATAGTTGAAAAGTTTGCACATACAAGAGTATATACTGATTCTACTTTTACCTTCTATGTTGATAGTGATTATAGAACATTAGAATTCTTTGAGTTGTGGCATGAATTTATAGCTTCTGGATCACACTATGGTGATAGTAATGATAGGGCAGATACAACACATAGAGCATACTACCATCGTATGCAATGGCCTACAGAATATAAAGTTGATACTATAAGAATACAGAAGTTTAATAAAGATCATTTTAGAAATGTTGAGTATACTTTCCTCAATGCATTTCCAACTGCAATATCAGCAATGCCTGTTTCTTATGATGGCAACCAAGTTCTTGAATGTCAGGTGACATTTACTTATGATAGATATTTCTTTGGTCCTATTACTTCTGTTGATAAGAGAACTTACTTCCCTAATAACGGTGTACCAACACCTTCTGCTGTTGGTAACCAAGTAAAACAATCTCCTAGTCAGCAAAGTGATAATGTAACTTATCAATCTGATACAGAACAAGTTAGTACAGATGATGGTAGTACAACAGAATCTTCTAATAGTAATTTAGATATAGGTGCTAATGATTTAAGTGGATTGAATGCAAATATAGCTTAAGTGTGCTATGATATATAAATCAATGAATATTTGTATATGGGATTAGCAAAAGAATTAAAAGAAGGAACTAAACAATCACACTCTGCTGCAGAGAATACGAAATTTGTTTCATCGTTCCTGCGTGGAGTGGTAAACAAAGAAAAATATAGACAACTTGTTGCTAACTACTATTTCATCTATCAAGCGATGGAGGTAGAAGTGCTTCGATTAAAAGATGATCCTGTTGTGGGACCATTGAACATGAAGGA